TGGCAGTTACTGTAGCAGGCGTTGATCCTGATTTAGTTCCTCCCCATGCCAATTTCTCCATTTCGTCAGTTGAACCGTACTTTGTCATATTGATTGTTATATACTAATCAATGAATAGAAGTATTTATGTCACAAATTTTTTACCTTGATTTAGGTTTGGAATGGTTTAGGCAATCTAACAAATATTTAGAGAATTTAGTACAAATTTGTACCTCAAATTACGGTAATGTTACCGTACAAAAAGAAGAAGAAGATAAATCCTTTGAAAAAGAGTTCGATTATATAATACAAAGCTTAGGGCTTTAACCCCTCTTTTTATTTTACAAATGATCTGATATCTATTATGGATAGAGTGAATTTGCTCCATCTAAACCTGTTCCAATACCAAAAGTTTGCCTGGAATCGGTTATCTATGTTATCATGCACTCCTGATACAAAGTCAGGAGTTCCTATTAGGATAGCATGACAGGTTTCATGCATGATTCTGTCACTATTCTCTCTTGACTTGAAATCATTGGTAGAGTCATGTAGATACAGGTCCATTCTGTATTTTCCTGTTACCCCACTTGGCATATTTGTATTTATCTTCTGTCCGCTTGTTGTTCTGATGTGACCAAAGTATAGAGGATTGGTATCTTTTAAATCCCATACATGAATATCCCATTTGTTTATCCAACCTGATAAGTCTCTAATTCCTGTATTTGCCAATGTATGTAATATTGTTTGTTTGACAAACTGTTTATTGATATGTTCAGTATGGTATGTTATCATAAAAAAAAGAAAGAGAAATAGGTATAAAACCCCTATTCTGAGTCTGCTTTATGCTTTAGGTAGTCAGCACCAATTAAGATTGCAATCGGAGCTAGCAAAGCGATTGATGTTGTTTCATCCAATGCTATTGTACCCATAGATGTCCATAGAGCAATTAAGCCTGTATAAGCACCAAGAGCATAGTATCTTAGATTTCCTGCCATACCCAATCCTTTATCTTACCCTATATAACCATTGTTGTCTATATTATGCCTAGAGTTCTACAAACCTCTATAATTGTCAATCCTACTGCCATAATTGCCAATGTGTAATCCCTACGTTTTAACTTGTTGTCCTGTTTCTTCTCCATGTCTGATATGTGAGAGTTGTATTCGTTCTCCATAGCCGTCAGCCTTATGCATAAATCGTTAATCCTTTCCTCTATCTTGTCTAGCTTCTCGAATATACGTGCTTCGACATCCATACAAAAATGTATGGAATTAGTATGTTTTAGAAGTAAAAATAAAAAAAAGATTGTGTGTCTAGGAGTTTACACTAGATACAATGATGTATGTGTTAGGATCAATCACGTTGACACCAATTCTGTGAGTCCAGACCAAGTCCCAATATTGTCCTGCGACTTGTTTTTGTAATTCGAGTTCCATTGTTCTTTGTGAAGCTAGTCCAAAAGATGCACCTTTTACGGCTACAATGTTACGGTCGGCATTACTAACGTCTCCCTTTACTTCGTTGGTTACAACTATGTCAATACCGTACAATCTCTCTAATTGTCCTAATTTAGTAACGCTAGGGTTACCAATTTGGGCATATTCTGAGATTGCTGATGATGTTGCAAGTGATTCAAATGCTCTTGGTGTCAAGAAAGCTACTAACTTTCCAGGACCAACATCTTGACCGAGTTCTTGGAGATATCTCTTAGCAAATGTAAGACCATCTTCATCAAATTCTCCGTCTGCATCTTCTTCAGTTGTGTTGCTTGTTGCAGCACCGTCAGATCCACCAATGTGATACGGAGCTGTAGTTACGCCACCATAATCTCTTGCAGTTGAAGCTAGGTCCTCTAAGATGAGTTTGTGTTCATCTCTGATTGCCTCTAATCTTGCAGTTTCTCTAATTGCATTTAGGAAACTTGCAGGATAATCTTCAAGTTGTGCTTTGAGTATGGTTTGTCTCCAACCTCTGATAGAACAGGTTACATCAATACTAGTTAAAGTATGTGTGCTTGCTGTGATGTCAGATGAGACAGATTCGGTAATTGCACCTGCATCAGGTACTGTGATTCTGTAGAATCTTGCAGTATTTTGTCCTGTTGGTAAGGCTTCAAATTGACCGTATTGTCTAATGGAGGTTGCGGTTTTAGATCCGATTTGAATTGAGACGTTTGCACGTTGTTTTACACCTGGAATAGTTCCTGATGTAGATACGGCTTCCTCAACACTTCCGTTGGCAGTAATTCTGCCTTCTTGGGTGTGATTCTCGATCCAACCCTCTTTGTCGATAACTAAGCGACCATATCCGTTTTCAAAGACTTTGTCTAAGAATTTTTTAGCGGACTCGTCAGTAAATGCTTCGTCAACATAACCTGAGTCAGTTGATTCTGCAACTTCTGATTTTGGTTGCCATGCATCTTTGACAGTTTCAATAACTGCTTTAAGAGTGTCTTCGTTTGATTTCTCAATACGTTCTGCGACCTTTTCAGTAGCAATTTCTGCTTTTGGTGCTTCTTCTGTTGTTGGAGCTGGTGCTTCAACAGCAGGTGCTGCATCTTCAGTTTTTGCTTCTGCTTTACCTACTTCTACTTCGCCATCGGTTTCGATAGTGACTTTGACTTTTTCCTCTACTTTATTGTCTAAAGTTTCGTTTGTCATGTGTTTCTCTTTTTCAGTAGTTTGTATATTGGAAGTAATTAATTGAGGTTTTTCTTCTGAGAGTATTTTTATGTACTGAACATTGGATGATTCGATAACGTGTAGTGTCGATTCTGGAATTCCAGGAACTCTAACTACGGATAATTCTAATATTTCATTTAGTACAGGTGCATTAAGACATTTTGCTCTTACCTCGTCACACAGTTCTCGTTGCTCCAATACTGATGCTCCTATTGAAACCTGATACTGTTCGTTGCTTAGTATGTCCTGCCATTCAGAATCAAATACTGTAGCCTCATATTTTACCTGACTCTTCATCTCATCAAATGTAAATGTGACCTCTCCAATGTGAGTGTCCTTGTCATGCTCAACTCTTAGCGGTACGGAAACACCGTCAAATTTCTTTAATTCCTCAGTATCATAATATACACCATTACGTGACTCTCTAGGCATTAATGCTATGCCTGCTATGCGTTCTGCCATATGAATAATCTGAGTTTAAACCGATATAGAGAAGTATTATATCTCTAGCATTTCGATAGCCTTGATAAGTTCATCATAGTTCTTCTTGCCTTTTATTACTAATGACTCATTAACTGATCTTACCTTAGATCCTATCATCTTTCCATTTATCTGATTGGTCCTCTTTTTGTTAGTTCCTACTACCTGAACGCTTTCTTTGACCAACCTTACAGTACCTTTGTACTGTAGTGAACCTGATGTCTGTTGTGCTATCTTTGATGTTATAGTTATTACCTGATCTTGTTGTGGTAGTCTAGTTGATCCTCTCATCTTTACTATCTTTTCAAAATGTTTAATCTCTGGGAAGAACAGTATCTTCTTTCTGCCGTATCTCTTTGGAGGTGGTACATATGATTCTCTGTTTAATTCTATTCCACTTTCGGTTTCTAAAGCTAACCCACTTTCGGTTAGTAATGCCATTAGCCTATGAATATATCGCCTGAGAATTTAAATTCAGTTCTTAGCGGTTTTCTGCTGTCTAGTTTTGGTGTCCAATAAACAGATACCTCTTTGACCTCGTTTGCTTCTAAGGTTTGAGGAGCTTCAAATCTAAGTTCTGGATTAGTGTTTTCAATCTTGATATTATGTACGGGCCATTCGGTATCGGTGTTCTTAATGAATACGGTATATTTTTTAGTCTCTCCTAGTAGGACTCTTCCTAGATCTAGGGCCTCTATGGTGTTGGTCGTTTCTGAATCGGTGTATATTCTAATCGTCATTTGATTTTAACTCCTTTATGAATTTCAATATTTCTGATGTGTTCTTTCTTTTCTCATGTGCTTCCAATTCCTCTCTAACATTTACCATATTTTTAAGATCTGTCATGACTCGTTCAAATACCTTTTCTTCTTTGTCATTATCAGAAGTTTCTGGCTCTTCTTTAGGTTCTTCCTGTGGTTCTTCCCTGTTGTCTTGCATCTGATCAGTTGGTGTCACACTTGTAATAGGTGGTTCGTCATCCATATCGGTTTGGTCAATCTTTACGTTGGTATTGTCAATAAGCCATTTTCTAGCCTCACTTCTTCTCAAGATATTGTCTCTGTATGAAGTGATTACGTTGTCAATGCTTGCTTCCTGTTTCTGAGGAGACTCAAAGAATACCTGAATGTCCTTTGACTTGATTCTTTTGCCTCTTGTCCTTAGATATGGCATGATACAGTTTCGTTTAATTTGATTGGCTAATCTGACTTGGATTCTTTTGACCTTTCTGATCAAGACAGAGTCCGTACTTTCTGATGCTGCTCTAGCAGTAAATCCTGCGTTGAAGAATTGTAATGGGAACTTAGATCCTGGCTCTAACAGGTCTCTTTGCATATGCTCAATGTAACCCTCGAATTTGCTGTTGCCTGCCGTCTCTATAACCTTGACATCAAATGCCTTGTCTGTAACTATCTTTGATCCCTTTTGCATTTTCTTCAAGGCATCTGCCTGACTCTTGATAAACTGCTCTCCTGCATCCTCAAAGTGGAACATTACTGTAGGATCTGCATGGCCCTGAAATATCTTTGGCATGGCATCCTCTATTTGTTTCATCTGAATCAACGGAGAATCATAGACATCTCCTGTTCTTGGATCTTCATAGTCTGAAAGTATTGAATGGAACAATCCTCTGGCAAATGGCTCTCTTGCTACATTGGTTAGTTTGAAATGTACCAACTCTGTTGGCTTGAAAAATATGTCTTTTTCATTAACGTGTTGAACATACCGTTTGATCTGTCCTTTTGCGTTTCTTGTAATGGATCTTACCGTTGTAATTGGCACTTCGACAAACTCATCATAGGTTGGAGACTTTTCAATTATCCAATTTCCTGTTGCAAGGTAAGAATGTATTCCATCTTCTAGGAACTCATCAAATCCTGCTTCATCTAGCCACTCATTGACCATATCCTGTATCTTTTCGTTCTTTGCAGTTACTTTTAGTCCTTTTCCGAGTATCATTTGGTTGTATGTCTCTATTGCTAGGTTCAATCTGCCGTCTTTGTTAATTGCATCCAAAGTGTCTTTAAACGGTTTATCTGGAGCTAATTCGTCTTGCCAATCGCTTTGATTGACTTCACTTTTGTTATTAAAAGTCTCTAAAACCTTGATAGTACCCGAATAAGCATCTTTTTTTGCTCGTTTTTTAGGCAAAACTGCCTCTTTTGGGTAGATAACGCTTCCATTTCCCCTAATAGTTGCCTTCATATGGCATTTTTAGTATAGTTTTGTTAAATGGAAGTAAAAATCGAATTAATCAAAATCTAGGTATATATCATCAGAGCCATTTATCCCAACTGCGGTCAATCTGCTGCCTGATTGCTCTAATCGTAGTCTAATTTTGAATATTCCTGAAATCATTGGTCTTTGTGACTCTGTAAACTTTACAAGGAACGTTCCATTTGAATTTAATGTTACGACATCATCTGAGGAAAAGATAGTTCCTCCTTCTTGGTCTATAATTCTAAAAGTTCCTGTAAATCCTGAGATGTCTCGGACAGTTGTGAATGTATTTTCATCATATACTGTACCTGATAGGTCAAAAGTTGCAGAGTTAGTAAAGTCTCCCTTTGCCCAATTACTCTGATCCATTTTTAGAAAAAGCACCATATGAGTTTATATACTTATCGGTATTAATAGAAAGTATGTTAGCAGTACATACACCTGCTCCTTTTGAACCCAACAAGCCAATCCGTAACGGAGACGTTGAGGACCTTGCCAAGAATCATTGTTATGAGATAGTCAGATTCTCAGCACATCTTCCTGACAATATTGTAATCAAACAGCTACGTGAACACACAGATCCCAATGTGATTCTCTATATTGCCCTAATGCGAGGCATTACACCTATCATGACCATAGGTCAGTTCAAGTCTTTTGTGGCAACCTTTGAGGTAATGAAAGACAAGAAACAAAAGAGAAAGATACCAAAGTACAAGATCTAGCCTACTCCTGCCAAAGTTCCCGAACCCATCTTGTAGTAGTACAATGCAAGCAAAAAGGCATCTCCAAGATCAAACGGATTCTGAGGTGTCTTGTTAGTACCGCCCTTCTTGTTAAATTTTATTGTCATTAACTGCATCTTGAGTTTCTTGAAGATTGGGTGTATCTCTACCTGTTGGAAGTCAATGCTGTTTGCTGCATAGTTTAGCATCTTCTCTCCGTACTGATTAAAGTTGATTGATTGCACGTTCATGTGTTCCTTGTCTCTCAAGTCTCTGATACCTTCGGGCCATGAGCCATCCACAAACAGCCTTTTGGTCTTGAATTTAAAAGACAGGTTCTTTACTTTGTTGATGATGTCAATGTATGAAGCTCTTTCAAAAGCCTCTGCATAAATAACAGACTTTTTTCCTTTTCGCTTTTGGATAACACATATTCCAAATTCCGAAGAACCGAATCCTGGATCAATTCCAATAACTCTGTCATTGGTATCGTCATTTTCTGTCCATTCATACTGTTCTGCACAACATAGTTCAATGCCTTCTGGAGAGAAGATATCTCCGACATTCTTTCCCCAGACTCCGAGATATTCTCTTTCATAGGATCTTGCCTTGCCTGCTTCCTCTAAGAATCTTGGCGAGAAGATTGAGCTCTTAGTTTTCGGATCTTTTTTAAGACCTGCTTCAACATAGAAATGGAATCTTTCATATATTGTCTTATCTGCTCCTTCTGTTGGCTCTTGCATAATGTCGTAAAAAAAACCGCTTGGTTGTTCGCCTGCTGTAGATACCCAAATAACCCAAGAATCTGACTTTCCAATATATCTCTCTCCAACGGTTCTAACAACGCTATCATCTCTAAGTTTGAAGAAAGCGGCTTCATCTCCAAAAAACAGACTAACTTTTGGTTTACCTCTAGCTGAATGGATGTTATTTGACGGATAACATTTGATTCTTCCTCCGTTGACGTCAAGTTCGTACGCACCATGATCTACATATCCAAGTCCTCTTTTAACTAAAAAACCCTTTGCTCTGAGTATAAGATCCTGTGCCAGGTCAACGTTTGGCCCTGTAATAATCATGGCTTCCTTTCCTGCAAACCATACGTCAGTTAGGCACTTCCATAGAACCCACAACAAAACAAACTCTGTAAGTCCTAGACCTGTTGCCTTGTAAACACAAAAGCATTTCCCAACGTCTTTGTCTCGAAGTGAGTCCAATCTGTCCATCTGCATCTTGTTTAGTATTTCTATCTCGTAAGCATACAACGGATGGTAAACACCGTCTCTTTCAGGTCCACCGTTGGGATAGAATATGTAATGCCAAAAACAGCAATCTCCGCTTTCAGACAACGAATCGTTGCACCAAAACGTTTCAGGTACTAGAGGTATGTCACGACTTGCTGCCTGTGCAAGTATGGCATGAGTCTCCTTACTCGCTAACCCCTTCAGATTTGATTACCTCTGGGATTGGCTTTGTAGGTCTTAGTTTCTCTCTTTCCATTTTAAGCTTCTTGACTTGCAACGGTAATGCAGAGTCCTGTAGCATCTTAAATGAGTCCAACTTAATCTCATGTCTGAACCTTGCCAATTTCAAATACAGTTCCTTGTCCATCTCTTCCAAGCCTTTTTCTTTCTCATGATCCATCATGGTTTGAATGTCGGCAGTATCATGCTCAAAGCCTGTCCTTGC